TCAGTCTACGATTTCGGTTGTGATGACCTTCTTGCCTCTAGTCATCAGTGTGAAGAGACCGAGGACCACCGCTCCGGCCACCCAGAAGAAGACGATGAAGCTCGTCCCCAAAGTTGCGCCGATTGCCCCTCCGCCTCGGGCCGCATCACTAGTTTGCCCGTCTATGAGTTCTCCGACAGAACCCCAGTAGGAGAAGAGCCAAAAGCCCATCAGCAGATTGAACAGGATGAACGTCCATTTGAAGAGCTTGCCCACAACGCCGCGCTTGCGAACCTCAATGCTGACTGTCTTAGCCATGATACAATGCCCCCAGAGTACTAGCGCGCCTTGCCGCGCCTTTTGCCCTGACTGTTATCCTACTCCTAACTGGGCTAGACACCCAACAACTCGTCAGTCCGGATCAGCCGGTACACGGCCTTTGTTTGGCCAAGGACGTTCGCTCCTCCAGGAATGGCTAAAGATAATTCGAACGCCGTTGCAGAGCTTTGACCCCTCTGTCTAAAACCCGATAGGCGGGCAGTGACGGCTCCTTCTCGACCAGTCCTCTCTCAAGGAGAGCGGGCAACGCCTTTTCGTCGCCCGGAAGAAGAGCCTCGGTGTTCCGGATGCTGCTATAAGGTACCCAGGTTGCGTGGGCCCCTTCGGCCTGCAAGAAGCGCAATAGCCGGACCTCTGCACCGTTCATCAGATCCTCCTCTCATCATCAGAGCACCCATGTTCCTAGCCCTCACACCGGCAGCGCCTGGTTGTTGAAGACGAATCGGACGAGGGCGAGGATGGTAACCTCCTTACCGTCGTCGGTATGATGATCCCGCCTCATGACGATTGGCTTGTGAGCCTTGTTGGTGGATCGGGGATGAAATTCGGCTCGATCCGGGAAGACCTTCAACTCTTTCACCGAGCGCTCCCGGAGCTGGCCATCAGCGGTCGTCTGCTGGACCACGACGTTCAAGCCGTCTCTGGGTTCCAAGCCTAGATCCTCCCAGACCGCACAGATGATGATATCGCCATCGTTCATAGGACTGGGCAATGCCTGGTTCATGGAATCCCCCTTGACCCGGTAAGCTCGCTGCCGAGCAAACGGGAAAACCGGGTCGCGTGGCGCAGAGACAACCTCGCCTAGATCATCGTCGAATGCCTCTAGCGCCAGGAAGGCGCCAGCCTGAACAGGTCCGTCGACCTTCGCGAAACGGAAGGATCCTCTGCTGGGCAGATCCTCAATAGTGCTGTCCCCTGAGGGAAGGGGCTCTCTTAGAACATCAGGTTCCTCAGGGCCCTCGCCCTTCAAGAGCCAAGTAGAGGTCGTCCTAAGTACGCGGGCCAAGGCTTCGAAGTTCTCCGCTCGTGGCGACTGCGACTTGCCCTTCAGGATATTTCTCACAAACGCATCACTTAGGCCGGCCTCAAGCGAAGCCGCACGGGCGCTCATGCCTACCTTCTTCAGGCGTCGGTCAATCCGGTCAGCCAAATCTGCGCTCATCATGCGGTATTCTAACCGCGCAGTCAGATTGAACGGAAGCGATATCTTTACCGTTGACCATGCGGTATAAATATCGCATTGTGGTTCTGCCATGACACTCGTTCAAAACCTTCTGCTCGTAGCGAGCACTTTCGCTGAGGCGCGCAAGCTCAGTCTCTCGCGTGCCTCCACCATCGTATTTGGGGACGGTAAAATTCTGCAGAGGCTACAGGACGGAAGCGATCTGACTACGCGCCGCCTTGAGACAGCAATGCAGTGGTTTTCCGACAACTGGCCGGATGACGTTGAGTGGCCACGCGATGTGCCGCGACCACCGGAACCATCCCTCCCTTTTCAAGACGACGTCCCAGCAAGCGCCGTCGTTGAGGCCGCGTAACTAACACGACCCCGACAGCGCACGAGAACGGCTTTTGATTTTAAAAGGGTGTGAGCAGCAGCATGAACTTCCCCAAGTTTATTGAACCACAGGTGATTTGCCGAGGCTTCTGCGAACGATGGGTACCTCGGGCGAGGTCTCTTCCGAGGTATCCAACACCCTTCCATTCCCTTTCCATCGGACTGTCCTCCCGGTCTGGTGTGAAGAGCGCGGGCCGCTTTGTACAACCGCCCTCTGGTGCCGCCCGCGCATCATTCCTTCCTCGGTCGCTTTCGGTTCGCCTCTCGCACTTTCGGCAGGGCCTCCTTCAGCTTGCGCAGGAGGTGAGCGCGGATCTCCGCCTCGGTGGCTCCGGCGCCCTTGAGTCTCTTCTCACCGCCGTCCTCACCGCTGCTCATTGGTATTCCTCCGTTGGGAAGAAGTTCCGCCAGAACGCAGCCGTAGTCATCTCAAAAAATCAGCGAGTTTTGCAATGAACGGAAGAAGAATATCAGATGAGGAAAGGAAGATACTCAAAGGCTGTCTTGACGATGACGTTGACGTTGCTGGCGGCGTGTCTCGGGTATGCGAGAAGCTGAAAGTCAGTGCTTCTCTAGTCTCACGATATACATCGATCAATGACCAGAACATTGGCACCAACATGCCCATCGACGTGCTGCTCGGCCTTATCAGGCAGCTCATCAAGCAGGGCGGACGGTCCAAGGTTCTCGCCATGCTGGCGGACGAGGCAGGACTTGAGCTGGTGCCAAAGATCGACGCTTTTTCGAAGCAGGTGTCGCTGCTCGACCACCTTGCTGATCTGACGGCTCGCGCCTCAGCCGTGCAGATCAAGATCATGCAGGCCGAGGCTGACGGGCAGGGCACCGACAGCCGCGAAGCCGCCGAAATCATGCCTGCTGTCAAAGCGCTGATCAGCGAGGGCGTCGAGCTCGAGCACATTCTTGAACACAAGATCTGCGGCAACGTCACAGCCCTTCGTGGGAGGACAGCATGAGCCGCCTTCCCGACGAGAAGATTGCCGCCATCAAGGCTTTGCGCGCCAAAGGCCACAGCATCCGTGAAGTGTCCCAACTCGCCAAGGCTGGCGTGGGAACGGTGCATAGCTACTCAGGCTCGATCAAGCTTCCCTTCGGCCCTCTGAAGCGCGGCCCCAAGCGGAAGGTCGCCTACAACGTCTGCAAGGCGCTTCAGGACCAGGGGCTGAACTATCGCCAAATCGCGGCACGCCTCGGCTGCGCACATTCAGCCGTTTTCCGCACCCTCAAAACAGGGAAATCAGCGGCATGACCGACATGGCCCCCGATCTCATCCGCTCCTACGTCGATCGCATCCTTCGCCTCAAAGAGGAAGAGGATGGCCTGAAATCAGACATCAAGGACATCTACGCCGAAGCCAAGAGCAACGGCTTTGACAAGACCGCGCTTGGCGATCTGGTCACGCATCTGCGTAAGCAGGCGAAGAACCCAGAAAAGCAGGCAGAGCGTTCGTCGCTGTTCGACCTGTATCTCGACGCCTACGAGAACGCTCCTCTCACGCATACGCATACGCGTGAGGGCTGAGCGATGAAGGCCGGTATCCTCGCCCTTGGTCGTCTCAAGACCGGCCAGATGAACAAAACGGAAGCCGCTTACGAGGCTCACCTCAAGCTGCGGAAGCTTGCTGGCGAGGTCGCTTGGTACAAGTTCGAGGCTTTCAAGCTCCGTTTAGCCGACAACACATTTTTCACGGTCGATTTCGCTGTGATGCTCACAGACGGCACTCTCGAAATGCACGAGGTCAAGGGCTTCTGGACCGACGACGCTCGCGTGAAGATCAAAGTCGCTGCCGATCTCTACCCGTTCCGTTTCATCGCTGTGCAGGCGCTCCCCAAGAAAGAGGGTGGCGGGTGGAGAGTGGAGACATTCTGATGAGCCGCTTCCCATATCCCACTGAGCCCCTCGCAGGTTTCGACGCCATGGAAGCCGACGCCATGCTCCTTGAGCGCCTGGCCGAAGAGACAGAACAGTCTGCATCCGTTCTGCAACGTTTAGCTCACAAGAACCGTGATGTGGTGCTCGCCATGGAGAACAAGGCGAAGCGCCTACGTCGGATTGCGGCCTGCCTCGGCTACATGGCCGGCCGCCTGGATCGCCTTCACCTCCTGAGTGAACCCGTGCGCCGTGAAAACAACTACGGCGGCAACAACCGGAGCGCAGCATGACAGACCGCGTTATCGATCTGGAAGCCCAGCGCGAAAGGCGCATCGAGGAGGCCTGGGCTCAATACTGCACCGCCCGCATGCAGGCCGAAGCAACGCTCGCTGTCGAGGATGGTATCGCCGCTGGTAAGGCATGGCGCCGCTGGTTGGATCTCTTCATGACCATGGACCAACGCGGCTCGCTCGATAAGGCAGGGGAAGTCACGAGCCTTCAGAGGCGCATCGGATGAACATGCGCCCCGAACCCACGGACTATATCGAGCAGCCGCATGCCCGTTCCGCTGAAGAGGGCTTGCTAGGTGCGATCCTGCACAATCCTGATGTCATCGACCGCGTTCGCGGCATCACCGTTTCCGAAGACTTTCATGAGAGCGTGAATGCCGCAATCTTCCGGACGATGTGTGAGCGCCGGGATGCTGGCGAGACTATCGACGGTCGCCTCGTCCGCATAACCATCGGGGATCAGGATCTCGGCGGGATCACGGTCGGAGAATATCTGGCTCGCCTCTATGCTCATGCGACGACGGTCGCCAACGCTCCGGACTACGCCAAGGCTATCCGCCATGCGGCCATGATGCGCAAGCTCCTGGCGGCGGCTCGCGATGCCGTTGCGGCAATGTCTTCAGGCGCGGTTCAAGACCCTTCCAGCTATGCCTCTGCGATGATCGAAGAGCTCGATGTGGTAGCCACGTCGGGCACCCATGAGAGCCTGAAGCGGGTTAGCCTCGGCTCTGCCTCCCAGCAGGCGATTGACGCCGCACTGGCCGCCCGTGAGGGACGTGTGGAGCGAGGGGCGCCCTACGGCATCCCCAGCCTCGATCGTATGACGCTCGGCATGCGCCCGGGTCAGATGATCGTCCTTGCGGGTCGCCCAGGCATGGGCAAGACGACGGTCGGCGTGGCGTTGGCTCTCAATGCCGCCAAGGCGGGTCATGGCGTCTATTTCGTCTCGCTTGAGATGGTGGCGCAGGAGCTGGGCGAGCGCGCCTTGGCCGCGGCGTCGTTCTCACCTCGGGACAAGAACCCCATCAGCTATCGAGACATCGCCAAGGGTAGGGATCTCACGGATGAGGATATCTGGGCGTTGCAGGAAGCTCAGAAGCGCCTGAACCGCTATCCGCTAACGATCGAGCAGCAACCAGGGCTCACCATCTCCCAGATTGCCGCCCGCGCCCGTCAGGCCCGTTCCTCCATGGAGCGCAAGGGCACGCCTCTTTCCGTGGTCGTGATCGACCATCTGGGGCTCATCAAGGCCACAGGCCGCTATTCCGGCAACCGGGTTCAGGAGCTCACCGAGATTACCGGAGCCATCAAGGTTCTGGCGAAGGAACTGAACGTTGCCGTGCTCGTCCTGTCGCAGCTCTCCCGCGAGACGGAGAAGCGCGAGGACAAGCGCCCGGTGCTGTCTGACCTGCGGGATTCCGGATCGATCGAGCAGGACGCTGACATGGTGATGGGCCTCTATCGGGAAGCCTATTACCTCGAACACAAGGCCAATCCGTCGCCCGAAGACATGGTGAAGCTGGAAGCCGCCAGGGACATGATCGAGGTCGAGATCCTCAAGCAGCGCCAAGGCCCGACAGGTCGAGCCAATCTCTTCTGCGCCATCAACTGCAACGTCGTAAGCGAATTGTCGGAGTTCTGATCATGAAGGGCGAGTTCTACAAGATGGACTTCGAAGCCTGGGACGAGGGCACCATCGACCTCTCGCTAGAGCAAGAGGCCGCATATCTCCGTCTGTGCCATCAGATGTACCGGCGCCACGGTGCAATTCCGAACTCGAAGCGCTTGCTGTGTGTCATCTTCCGCTGCGGCCATACGAAGGCGACCGCACTGCTTAAGGGCCTCATTCAAGCAGGTAAGATCGTGCTCACCGATGACGGCATGCTCGCCAATCATCGGGTTAGCAAAGAGCTAGCAGACCGCGAGCAAGTGTCGACCAAGCGTCGAGCAGCCGGGCACCAAGGTGGGACCAACAGCGGAGCAGCACGCCGTAAGTCATTGGAAACTAACGATGTAGGCGAAGCAAATGCTTCAACACCGACGAACCAGAGAAGAGAAGAGAAGAGAAGAGAGCTAGTAAGTACTGTAGAGGGTAGTACTAGCGCGGCTCAGATCGATGCGGATTATGCTCGCTTGCAGGCTGAGATTGCTCAGGCTTTTGCCGAGATTGGGAACGTGATGCCGCCCCATCCTGGCCGAGCCAGGGTCTGGCTGGCCAACGGGTTCTCGCCCGATCTGATCATCTCAGTCATCCGTGAGGGCTTGGCCCGTAAGCCGGATATCTCGAACCTCTCGTATTTCGACAACCGACTTCGGGAGGCTGCCGAGACCAAGCCAGCCGAGCAGGCCGCCAAGCCTGCCTACAAGCCCGAAGACGTGTTCACCGATGAGGTTTGGGATCGCGCCATCACCGGCTGGAAGCGAACCAAACACTGGTCCTACGGCAAGTGGTCCATGCCGCCAGATGACCCAGCCTGCAAGATCCCGGCCCACGTCTTGGCAGCCCATGGCTACGGGAAGGCTGCAGCATGACCCGCTTCGCATCCTTTGACGCTGCCGTGCTGTCCTACCTCGTCAACCTGAAAGCCAATGCGGTCAAACTCACCCGCAACGGCGATAAGGCCGATGACCTGGTGCAGGAGACGATCGAAAAGGCGCTTCGCTGTTATGCCCAGTACAGCGAGGGCACGAACCTCATCGGCTGGTTATTCACGATCATGCAGACCAGGCACCTCGAAAGCATCCGCAGGAACTGGCGCACTGTCGAAGATCCGGATGGGGTCTATGCCGGCACGCTCTCTACCCCGGCCCATCAGGAAGCGCCCCTCGACTTACAGGATGTTGCGAAGGCCATGGACCGCGTTAAGCCCAGCCATCGCAAAGCCCTCCTCATTGTCGCGGAAGGCTCGTCTTATGAGGAAGCAGCCGAGACCCTCGGCGTTGCCGTGGGCACCATCAAAAGCAGCGTCAGCCGCGCCCGCGCTCACCTTGCGGAGATGACGGCATGAACCTCCCTCGTGATGAAATCGTGTGGCAGTGGAACACGACAGAACTCACATGCGGCCAGCTCGCACGCAAGTACGGGACCACGAAGGGCGTGATCCTCGGGATCATCCATCGGGACCCGCGCGCCCAGCAGCGCAGGCCGCAGACCGCAGCGCAAAAGACCAGGCGATACATCACCGCCCTTGAGGCAGAGGTGCGGCGCCTGCAGGCCCTTGAAGCCGCTCTCGCACAATCGAAGCGCATGGAACGGAAGGCCGCAGCATGACGAACGACCCCCTCTTTGCCCTGTCTGCCAAAGCCCAGGAGTGCTCCACACATGGCTAAAAAGAACCGTCGCAAGAAGCACCACCGCCAACGGATCGAGACGCCGAAGGTCACGCCCACTCACTTCGTTCGCCTGGAGCGCCTCAAGATCGTCATTGACGAGAACCTCAAGTGGTATGTCGTCAGAGTGGACGCCAAGCGAGAAGGGAAGGTCAAGCAGGGCCTCGAGGAGGCTGGTTTCACCACCTATCAACCGGTGGACGTGAAGGGCATGGCTCGGGCCAGAGGCAAGACATTCGAGGTTAGGCGACGCCCCGCAGCCGGCTATCTGTTCGTTGGCCTGGATAAGAACAGGTGTGGGCATGAGGATCTGTGGGCCTACCATGACAAGACAATCGCGGCGGATAAGCCGTTCACGGTCATCGATCAGCAGGGCCAAGAAATCGTGTGTGATGCCGGGACACTGCGCGAGCGCCCTTTCTACCGTGTCATGGGACCGTTCGGGAGCAAGCAGCTTCAGAGGTTCGCAGATAAGGTCAACGGGCCTCTTGTCGCTGCTCTGTGGAGCGGTGACGGAATACTCGAGACATTCCCGGCAGCCGTGTTCGATATTGTCGAAGACGAAACCCTGTTGTTGACAAACTCCTTCGACAGGATTGAAACCCTAGCAGCATAGTGCTAGTTATACTGTCATCTTGTGGTGCAGTGTGCTCGCCTTAGGGCTTTGAGCTACGACCGCTTCGGAGGATGGAGCTACGGCCGCTGTCCTCTCAAGTGCGAAGCTTACGTCAAATCCAACCAGGCCTGCTTGGTTCGGGCCCCTCATTGAGGTAGCATGCCAGATCTCGGCTACATCAAGTTAACGCCAGAGTCTTTAAGTGCGCTCTGCTTAGTCGATGCAGCCAAGGAAATCGAAGCCGCCTTAGACCGGCCGATCCGCTGGTTCTTTGCTGTCTCGAAGCTCCATCGAGCCTTGGGATGCGGATTGATAGCAGCCTTACGTGGGACAGAGGGCATCGGCGCGTATGACGAAAAGACCCGCAAGAGGTGGCTTGAGTGGTTCCACGTCGGAATGGACGCAGGTCAACCTGCCCCGACAGCTAATCGCGTCGACGAGCTTGCAAGGCTCCTAGAGAGAGCTCTAGATCCCGAAGACCCCTGGACGAAGGCCCATGGGCCAATCAATCTAAGCGACGAGCAAAAAGCTGACCTAGCGCGCTTAAATGAGCTTCGTGGCAACATAGAACACGTGAAACCTGTCCATTGGTCATTGGAGGTTGGAGGGTTACCCCGGATCGCAGGGGCAGTGGCGGCGGCTGTCTCGCAGCTGCTCGACGTAGCTGGAATTGGCCTTCACCTTGAAGATGAAGAGTTAGAAGCAATGCGGGATGCGATCTCTCGCATTCAAGCAGTGGCGGTTCAGTACCCGAGCAACCCGCCTCAACCGTAGAAGCATCTTTTCTAAAGTACTCGCCGCCCGGTCAATCCGAGGCGGCTTTTTTGCGTGCTGCCATGTGATGCCTATCATATCCCGCAAATCCTACACCCGAGACGACGGCGCTCTGATGATCGAGATCCGTCCGCATGTCTATGTGGAGGAGGAGATAGCGGCTACGCTGGGATTAAAGAGGTAGCCCGTGAGACAAGTTGCCTATCCAGCCTAGAGGTCTAACCTTGCCGTATCGCGGGTGAAGCAGGCGACGGCGAGTGGGCCTCCTCTCGCTCAGCGGCGGGGCAGCACCGTCCGCCCGCACCATAATTGCGGACTGAAAAGAACGGCTCGGAGTTGTTGAGGTAGAGCATGGACATCCTTCGCCGCTTCCTCACTCTGTCCCTGAGAGAGAACTAGGGCGAGCTTCAGCGCTCCGAGATGCTGCGGGATCAGATGCTCATTATCGCACGATCAATCAGGCTGGCGTGAATGCGAAGAAGGTCTCACTAGCCACGATTGGGCTTCCCCTCTTAGACTGCCTGTATGAGGGGATGACGATGGGACTTTTGGATTGGTTATTCGGCGGAGCCTCAAAGCGGCGCAACTTCCTGGCCGGTGACAGCAGTTATGATTTCGAGATAGTCGGGGAATCCTTCTATCAGGACACTCTTTTGCGGATCGTAGGCCAGAAGGCTGAGGAAGAGGCTCAGCACGAGTGCATCGCTGAGCTGGTTCAAGATGACCGAAACCCTCACGACAGCAAGGCTGTAGCCGTCTACATCAATGGGCAGAAGGTTGGGCACCTGAGTAGGGACGACGCCAAGGAGTATCGCCGCTTCATGGCTCATACTGGTCTTCACAATGCTGAATGCGCGGCTGTAATCATGGGCGGATGGAAGCGAATGGACGGCGATGAAGGCAGCTTCGGTGTGAGGCTCGATCTGGAGTGGCCGCCTCGCCTCGAATAGGACAGCATGGGCAAACTCACCAACATCAAGCCTCGGTTATCCTCTACCCCTGCCAGGCTCAAGCCTCCTCCCAAGATCGTAGAGCAGTTCTATTCATCCCCCGAATGGCGGAATCTGGTAGCCCAGATCAAGAGACAGCGTGGCGCTTACTGCCAGAGGTGCGGATCCACTGACCGCATTATCGCAGATCACATCTTCGAACGTAAGGATGGTGGTGCTGATCTGGACCCGAACAACATCGAGCTCCTGTGCCATGCTCACCATCAGGCCAAGACAGCCAAGGCACGAGCCCGAAGGGCAAGAGGGCAGGTCTGAGACCCCACCCCGGGGTCAAAAGTTCAGGATCGGCTTTCCGCTCCGCACCCGCGCCCCCCTCATACGCGTTCTAAATTTGGGTGTTTGATTTCTAATCAAAGGGAGGAGCCCTGAATTAAAGCTAGAACTAGGCCTCATTACTCCAACCTACCTCAAGCCTTTGAAGAACTCGAAGGGTCTCGGTCGCCATGAAACAGGCGATTAAAGAATAGTTCTAATCCTTGTCCATGCAATTCTGGCAGAAGCCATATTCGGCGCCTGATGACATGTAGCCCAGGAAAGGCTGGCCGCAGTGGATGCAGGTAGTATTGGTCTGCTGGGGACTTTGGATAGAGCGCCGGTACTGCTCATCCATCTTACGCTGCGCCTCCCGCCGTCTCTCGACTTCCTGCGCAATTTCTTCCGCCGTAAAGGCATTATTCTGAGCCATCCCGACCTCTCCTTATGGCAATGGGCAGTAGCTTATACTAATCTTCGATATTGCAAATATGTCGAAATCAAACGGCCCAAGGAAGCGTTGGAGCGCTTCGCCTGGGCCTGACCACGCTACCGTTGGAGCGGTCGCAATGGCTGATGAAGAGAATAGGGCGGTTCGTCGCATCGAGGCAACATGCCGGGTTTGCCGAGAGACGTTTTCCTACACCTATAGCGGCGGAAGGCTAAAGCGCTTCTGCTCTGAGGAGTGCAAGACGCAGGGCAAACAGCGCCGGGTCACAGTGGCCACGTGCGCTACCTGCGGCAAGGGCTTCCTGCCCCGTTATGTCAACTCTGGTTTTTGCTCCATGGAGTGCCGCCGATATCCTGAGCGGCGGGTCTGGGATAGCAAGGCCGAGAAATGGCAGGCAAAGCGGCATCGGCGGAGAGCACGCTTCCGGAGCGCCAAGGTAGAGCGGTTTCACGCCGCCGGGATATTCGAACGGGACGGCTGGCGCTGCGGCATTTGCCTTCAGAAGGTCGATAAGCGCCTGAAGTACCCAAACCCGAGGTCGGCAAGCCTCGATCATATCATCCCGCTCGCCTCTGGTGGGCATCATACGCGGTCAAACGTCCAGTGCTCCCACTGGATCTGTAACTCTCGCAAGACAAATGTCGGCGGCGGTCAGCTTCGGCTGGACCTCGTATGCGAGCCCGCATAAGCCAAAGGATACTCATTATGCCTCGCGGTGGATATCGGCCTGGCGCCGGTCGCCCCAAGAGCGCCAAGACACCGAAAGCGTTGGCGCGCGACCCGCTGCCTATAGACGTGAAGAAGGCTGCGGCTAAATCGAAGCTCAGCCCGCTTGAGTATATGCTTGAGGTCATGAACGACGACGAAGCCGACGCTGCCCGCCGTGACCGCATGGCAGTGGCCGCGGCCCCCTTTGTCCATGTAAGGCCCAGCGAGAAACCCGAAGGCAAAAAAGAGCAACGGCAGTCGGCTGCTGAGAAGATTGGTGGCAAGTTCACCGTGCCGAGCGCTCCAAAGTTGATTGTCAATAACTGATGATGGAGTGGACAACGGCTTGCCCCGATTGGGAAAGCCGCATTCTTGCCCGCCGTTCGCTGATCCCGTTCGATCCGCTATTCCCGGGTGAGGCCGAAGCGGCTCTTGCAGTCTTCAAGTCGCTGAAGATCGTTGATGCTCCGCAGGTCATCGACCCTGAGACAGGAGATCCCAGGCCGCCGACCTTCGGAGAGGCCTGCGAAGAATGGGTGTTTGAGTTCGTCGCGGCGATCTTTGGCTCTTATGACCACGCGAGCGCCCGCCGCCTGATCCGAGAGTTCTTCCTGCTCATCAGCAAGAAGAACTCGAAATCGACCATCGCCGCGGGCATCATGCTCACGGCTCTCATTCGAAACTGGCGGCTCTCCGCGGAGCTGCTGATCCTGGCGCCTACGATCGAGGTCGCTGACAATTCGTTCAAGCCTGCCGCCGACATGGTGCGGCATGACGAGGAGCTATCAACCCTCCTGCATGTGCAGGATCACGTTCGGACGATCACTCACAGGACGACGCGAGCCTTCCTGAAGGTGGTTGCCGCCGACTCTGACACGGTATCGGGCAAGAAAGCCGCCTTCGTGCTGGTGGACGAGCTCTGGGTGTTCGGCAAGAAGGCCAATGCGGACGCCATGTTGCGAGAGGCAACCGGTGGTCTGGTGTCGCGGCCCGAGGGCTTCGTGATTTACCTGTCCACGCAGGCTGATGAACCTCCTGCCGGCGTTTTCAAGGCCAAACTGGAGTATTTCAGGAACGTTCGTGACGGGCTGATCAAGGACAGGAAGAGCCTCGGCGTCCTGTTCGAGTTCCCGCCCTCCATGGTGGAGGACAAGTCCTGCCTCAAACCGGAGAACCTCTACATCACCAACCCGAACCTCGGGCGGTCTGTTAGCCAGGAATGGCTTGAGGACGAACTGCAGAAGGCGCAGACCGGCGACGAAGGGGCCAAGTGGACCTTCTACGCCAAGCACCTGAACATCGAGATTGGCCTCGCCATGCGCAACAACGCATGGGTGGGGGCGAAATACTGGCAAAGGGCGGCCGACGAGAGCCTGAGCGATCTCGATGAGCTTTTGGAGCGTTCAGAGGTCGTTACGGTCGGGATCGACGGCGGCGGCCTAGACGACCTTCTCGGGTTAGCGGTCATCGGGCGCTGCAAGACAACCCGCGATTGGCTCCTCTGGAACTATGCCTGGGCTCATGACGACGTGTTCAGGGAGCGCAAGGAGATCGTGCCTCGGCTGAAGGACTTTATTGCGGCTGGAGCGCTGACCCTCTGCGAGGATCCAACCCAGGACGTTCGCGAGGTCGCGGATATCGTGGAGAAAATCGCCAAGGCGGGCCTGCTGCCTGAAAAACACGCGATCGGCTTCGACCCGCAGGGGGTGGCGGCCATGGTGGACGAGCTCGCCGGACGCGAGATCACCGATGAGCAGATGACCGGTGTGCCGCAGGGCTACCGTCTCTCATCAGCGGTCTGGGGCATGGAGCGCAAGCTGAAGGACGGAACCCTCTGGCATGCAGGCCAGGACATGATGGCCTGGTGCGTGGGCAACGCGAAGGCTGAGCAGCGCGGGAACGCGGTGTTGATCACTAAGCAAACGGCCGGCAAGGCCAAAATCGACCCGCTCGTCGCCAGCTTCAACGCTGTCGTGCTGATGAGCCGTAACCCTGAGGCCTCTGGTGGACCGTCAGTCTACGAAGAGCGCGGAATCCTGATGGTTTGATCGTATGCATGTACCGAGAATTCCATTGCGCCGCGCAGAGGAGGCCACACCCGAGGCGCAATCGGTCGTTCCGGTCGCCGGAGGCCTGCCGTCTGTCCGCTCCGAGGGAGCTATTGTCTACTCTCTGGATGATCCAAGGGTCATCGATCTACTGCGCGACGGTTACCTCGCGGCCTCAGGCTTCACGGTCAATGCGGAGACAGCTCTGCGAAACCCGGCGATGTTCCGGGCAGTCAGTCTGATCTCCAACTCGATCGGCATGCTGCCGCTCAATTTGATCAACAAGGAGACGAAGGAGAAGGCGAAGGAACACCCGCTCTATCGGCTTCTGCACCGGAAGCCGAATGATTGGCAGAGCGCCTTTGACTTTCGCGGACTGATGCAGCTTCGGGCCCTGGTCTATGGCAATGCCTTTGCCCTAATTCTTCGGAACTATGACGTCCGAAGCGGAAGCAAGCAGATAAAGGGTCTGATTCCGATCCATCCGGATCTAATGACAGTCACCCTGAACGACGATTGGACGGTGACCTACAAGTACCAGCCCAAGACGGGCGGGGCTCGATACTTCAAAGCCGCTGAGATCCTTCATCTGCGGGGCATTTCACTGGATGGCTTGAACGGGTTCTCGCTCGTAAAGCAGGCCTGCGATGCAATTGGACTCGCTCTGAGCGCCGAACTCGCGGCTGGTCGGCTGTTCAAGAATGGTGCCTTTGTTGGCGGGGCCCTTAAGCACCCCGGCAAGTTGTCCGACGATGCATTCAATCGTCTGAAGGCCAGCCTTGCTGAGAAAGAGGGGGCTGAGAACGCCGGTAAGAACCTCATTCTCGAGGAGAAGATGGAGTATCAACAATTCGGCCAAAATGCGCGCGATGCGCAGATGACCGAACTGCGCAAACTTCAAGTCGAGGAGATTGGCCGTGTGTCAGGGGTGCCGCGCCCGCTGCTGATGGTCGATGAGACCAGCTGGGGCTCCGGTATCGAGGCCCTCGGGCAGTTCTTCGTCGCCTATGCCCTGAACCCCTGGTTTGAGGCATGGCAACAGGCCATTGAGCGCTCTCTTCTGACGGATGAAGAGGCTGATCGGTACGAGGCCAAATTCAACCCTGCCGCTTTGCTCCGTGGTTCTCTGAAGGATCAGGCCGACTTCCTCGCGAAGGCCCTCGGATCGGGCGGGCATCAACCCTGGATGCACGTTGATGAGGTCCGCGATGTCATGGACCTTCCCGAGCGCGAGTCTCCTCCTTCCCCATTGGGCCACAACGGCGGCCCGCCCCTAGATGACGGAAACAGCAATGCGTAACCATCGAACCCTTCGCGTCTTCGCCAAGGCTCGCCCTGGCGCGATGCCTCTGCCCGCTCGTCGGGATGTCTCGGCGCTTACCAAACCCCAGGTCTTCGACCGCTGGTCTGAGGATGCGGCCGGCGTCCGGGCTCTGGAGCGCGGTGACAACGTGATCACGATGTTCGAGACCATCGGTGAGGATTACTGGAGCGGCGGCGGTGTCACGGCGAAAAAGGTATCATCGCAACTTCGTGCAATCGGGGACCGCCCGGTCGAAGTGCAAATCAATTCACCGGGCGGCGACATGTTCGAAGGGATTGCGGTTTACAATGTCCTGCGCGAGCACCCGCAGCCGGTTACGGTAAAGATCATGGGCATGACTGCGTCAGCCGCCTCGATCATCGCCATGGCAGGCGACACGGTAGAGATCGGAGCCGCCTCTTTCCTGATGATCCATAACTGCTGGGTGCTGGCCATCGGCAACCGCCACGACATGCGCGAGACGGCAGACTTCCTTGAGCCGTTCGATGCCGCCATGGTGGAGGTCTACGCAGCCCGCTCGGGCCAGGATCCCAAGACTATCGCGAAGTGGATGGACGCCGAGACGTTCATGTCCGGATCGCAGGCCATTGAGCGCGGCTTCGCTGACGCTCTGCTGGCGGCCGACAAGATGACGACCGATGCCGACGCGCAGGCGCAGGATCGGGAGGTCAACGAACTCCGTGCCATGGAGCTTCAACTGGTTTCTGCGGGACTGACGCGCTCTGAGGCGCGGGCCCGCATCAACAAGATCAAGGGCACGCCCGGCGCTGCCATTGACCCCGCTGTTACGCCAGGCGCTGACAGCACTGACTACTCCGGCCTAGCCGGGCTCATTGCTTCCCTCAAATCGTAAGGAGAGACCTTGATGTCTCGTTACACCCGCTTCCTCACGGTCGCGGCACTCGCTGCCGTGGCCGTGTTCTCTGTGTCTGGGGCATACGCCATGGGCGATGTGGTTCAGGCCGCTTCGTCCCTTCAGGTTGCTGCTCCGTTTGCCCTTGCGGCAGCCAGCGCAGTGAGCTTCCCCCGCGCCATCACGGCGCTCGGCGTCCGTGCCGATGCCTCCGATCCCAAGGCCATGATCGCGGCCCTTCAGAGCGCCTTCGAGGAGTTCAAGAAGAGCCACGATGAGAAGCTGAAGGCCAAAGCCGACGTTGTGGTGGACGAGAAGGTCCAGCGCATCGACGCAGCGGTCGGCAACTTCCAGGCTGCCATTGACGAGATTAACGCCAAGATCGCTTCGGCGAACCTCGGTGCTGGTGTCATTGGCGACCTGCCGGCTGATCCTGAGTACGTGAACGCCTTCAAAGCTCACATGCGCAAGGGCGAGATCCAGGCTGCCATGACCAAGGGCGCTGACGCCGATGGTGGCTATCTTGCTCCGGTCGAATGGGATCGTACCATCACCGGCAAACTCAAGCTGGTGTCTCCGATCCGCGCCAACGCCCGGGTGATTGCGATTACCTCGGCAGGCTTCAAGAAGCTGTTCACGGATCGCGCGGTCGGCTCTGGCTGGGTCGGTGAAACGGCCTCTCGTCCGGCTACCAGCACGCCGCAGATCGGGCAGCTCGACTTCCCGCTTGGCGAGATCTATGCAAATCCGGCGATCTCGCAGCAGCTGCTAGACGATGCTGCAATCAATCTCGAACAGTGGCTTGCCGACGAGGTTGAGACCGAGTTCGCCCGTCAGGAGGGCATTGCCTTTCTCTCCGGCGATGGGGTGAATAAGCCTCATGGCATCCTGACCTATGTCACCGGTGGCACGGCGGCGGCTCGCCATCCTTGGGGCGCCATTCAGACCGTCAACAGCGGTGCGGTAGCGGCGTTTACGGCGGACGGCTTCATCGATCTGTTCTACAGTCTGCCGAGCGAGTTCCGCGCGAATGCCAAGCTCTACACAAGCCGTGGGGCACAGGCTGCCATGCGCAAGCTGAAGGACGGCCAAGGTAACTTCCTCTGGCAGCCGTCGTTTGCTGCTGGCCAGCCTGCCACTCTCGCGGGCGAGCAGATCGTGGAGATCCCCGATATGCCGGCTGTCGGCGCGGGCGCTGTCTCGGCGCTCTACGGCGACATGGACGCCACGTTCCTCGTGGTGGACCGGATCGGCATCCGCGTGCTGCGCGATCCCTTCACCAACAAGCCCTTCGTGCACTTCTACACCACGAAGCGCGTCGGTGGCGGCGTCTATAATCCTGAGCCCATGCGGGCACTTGTGGTAGCGGCCAACGCCTAATCCGGCGGTAAAATCCAACGACAATCAGGGCCCCTTCTGGGGCCCTTTTTGTAGGCGGACTTTTCACCCCTTTGAAGGAGAAAGACCATGGCTACTAAGAAGATCGAGACCGCGACTGAGCCGAAGAAGGCGAATGTTGCCCCCGCGACTGAGTTCAGCCCGTCTGGTGCTCCGGTGCAGACCGTGTCCGACGTGGATCCGTCTCATCCGGCAGTTGATGACAATCCTCGCGCCGATACGACTGAGGACCAGAACCGCATCGACTTCAACGATCCGACTTTGAGCGGGTCTGAGGCCGTCGAGAAGAACCTGAAGCAGGGCAAGTAAGCTCATGGCAGACGTCGTCATCACTCAACTCGGCCCGCTCTACACCCTACCTGAGGTGAAGGCCTATTTGCGCGTCGAGCATAGTGATGACGACGCGCTCATTCAGAGCATAATGGACGCTGCTGAAAAGCGCGTCCTGCAATACTGCAATATCAGCATCGTTCCGCCTGGAGCCGAGGCTGAGTTCAAGCTGGCGGCCATGATGGTGGTTGCGTCCGGATACGATCTCCGGGGTGCCGCAGCATTGGGGGTCCCTTTGGGAGCCCGCGAGAAGATCGACCCTTACCGGTGGCTGCGAGTCTGACATGCCCCTTCAGCTAGGATCTGTGACCGTCAGCATTCAGGGCGGCTACACCGTCACGACATTTGCGGACGGATTGGAAGTTCACGCCCAGCATGCGGAGCAGCCGGGCCAGGCGGAAACAGCGACGAGTCTCGGTTTCTCAAGTGTCGAAGGCATGAACAGAGAGCACGATTCAGTTCATTCCTTGCTCTGCTACTGGCTCGGCCTGCCATGCTCCCCGACGCTTCGGGATGTGGCGACCGATACCCCAGCCTCGGAGATCCACTACCACGAGGAACAAGCTGTGATGGCGGTCCAGCGGTTCGCCAATTCGGTCGGCGTCTCTCTGGTCGAGGTCGCCCGCAAGATTAGCAGGGGGAGCGTGATAGCTGGATGATCTCCAATAGTCTGAAGTGGCTGAAGCTATGTTTCCTGCATGTCAACCTTTCGTCTCGTCATCACGAATGAACACGAGGCGGATGATCACTTCAGCGTCTGGATTTCTTAGTGGTTTCACCATCGGTGCTTTCCCGAGAGTGAACAGGGCAACGATAGTGAAGGCAATATGCAGTTTTGATGAGAGCACGGGAGCACCTGGGACGCAAAAACAGGTGCGGGATTTGCTCCCCAGACTCTGAATCAAACCTTTCTAGAAAAACAAAAAAATAGCTGTTCGCGTGGGGAACTTTTAGCCCCCATCGCAGGCGCCTAGGGCGGAGCTGAACTTCCCCCAATCTTATCCACATGCCCCTTCTCTAGGGACTATTTCAGACGGGTGTTCGATGCCTTCTGCAGGTCAGTTGCGAGACAAGATTAGATTTCAACGTCGCGGCTCTGTCTCCGATGAATACGGCAACGAGGAAGCGGGGGCTTGGGAGGACGTGTTCACGGTCTCTGCCAACATCGCGCCTGCGCGTGGTCGAGAGGAGGTTCTCGGTCAGCGTCTGCAAGGTGTTCGCCCGGTCGAGATCGCCGTGCGCTGGTCGAGCCAGACCGTGCAGATAGCCACTCATTGGCGAGCTGTGAACGCCCGCAACCCTGCTGAGCAATACAACATTCACGATATCCGCGACCCTGACGGAAAGCGGGCGTGGAACATCCTGACATGTACCTTGGGAGCACCGACATGAAGTTCGTCAGATACACCCGCCGTTATGACTTCCGCCCGCGCCAATCGGTCGTTGTCGCCCGTAAGGAAGGCGACGAGGTGAAGATCACCGAGGCCGAGTACGAGGCCGCCAACGCAGCCGGTGCCGTGGAGATTATCAATGGCGAAAGTGCAGAACAGGCAACGGCTTCTGCGGAAACTGGCGGCACTGCCTCAGGAAGTAAAGGATCAAGTCGGCCCCGCAATTCAGCAAGGGGCTGACGAGATCGTTGCCATGCAGAAGCGCCTCGTGCCGAAAGACAGCGGGGCGCTTGAGCGTTCGATCAAAGCCGTCAAGGGCAAGGTCAACAAGCGGACGGCCGGTCTCTCTACCGGCGAGGTTCAGGGCGATCCTGACTTGTCCGTGACCATCGTGGCCGGCGACGAGACCGCCTATTACGCCAGATGGGTGGAGTTCGGCACGGCGCCGCATCAGAACGGCGGCATGTTCAAGGGCTCGCACAATCCAGGCGTCAGGGCTCGGCCCTTCTTTTACCCGCCTATCCGTGCCCTTCGGCGGCGGGTAAAATCCCGCATCACCCGAGCCACGCGCAAGGCCTCCCGAGAGATCGCTAACTCATGAGCATCGAAGCCGCACTGCAAAAGGCTATCGTCGGCAAGCTCAGAAGCGATGCGGCTCTCTCCGCTATCCTGGCGGGCCGCGTGTATGATCGCGTTCCTGCCGGCGCGACACTGCCTTATGTTCACATTCGAAATATTCAGGCAGTGGACGATAGCGCCGACTGTATCGACGGCGCTGAGGTCTACATTGACCTTGATGTCTGGTCGAACGCGGTCGGCAAGATCGAAGCATCGCGGGCGGCAAGCGCGGTGCGGGCTGCCCTGAACCTCGTGCCCCTTTCACTCGATGAGCCATATGCTCTCGCAGAGATTGGGCACCGCGACACGAATATCGGCGACGGCGGCGATGCGCTGACTTCCCGCGCCCGCATGACCTTTCGCGCTCTCGTCGAGAGCGTCTAACCCCTGCCATATGAAGGAGAAACACCATGGCGCAGGCCACTACACTTCCGTTTTCTGCGTTCAAGGTGCTGCTTGAGACAGACGTCGCTGGCACCTTCGCGGCTCCCTGCGGCCTGACGGAACGCTCCGTCACGTTCTCGAAAGAGACGAACGACACCACGTCGATCGATTGCGACGACGAGGATGCGCCCTCTTGGGTAGATCGTGATGTCGTGTCGCTCTCTGCGTCCATCTCAGGCGAGGGCGTTATGGCCCGCGAGTCCCTGGAACTGTGGCGCGATGCCTTCACGACGACCGATACCGTGAACGCCCGCGTTGAGGTCGGTGGTACGGCGGCACAGGGCGGCGGTTACTGGGCGGGCAAGTTCCATCTGACCAGCTTCGAGCCGGGGGCAACGCGCGGCGAGCGCGTGTCTGTCTCGGTTGAGATGGCAAGCTCTGGCCCGGTTACCTGGGTGGATGCTGCCGCATGAGCCGGAACGGTTCGGTAACACTGGATTGGGCGGATGGTGAACACACCTTCCGCCTTGCCATCGGTCAGCTGCGCGAGCTGCAGGAAACCATCAACAAGACTCGCGTGAAGCTCGGAGCCCCTCTCATCGGCCCGGCAAGCCTCTATAATCTCCTCGTCTCTCGGGAAGCCTGGATGCATGAGGTTCGTGAGGTCATGCGGCTTGGGCTGATTGGCGGCGGCATGCCGCCTATCGAGGCGGTCGACATTGTTCGCCGCTATGTCGAGGAACGCCCAATTGCCGAGAGCAGCGTCCATGCCGCCCTGGTCCTTGGAGCGGCCCTGTTCGGCACACCCGAAGAGGAACTCGACGAGGGAAAAGACAGCCCGGTGCGTCAGGATCAGACAGCATCCGATTTGCCGGGTTCTATGGCTGGGGAGCTGTCCTAGGCTGGACCCCACGACAGATTGACGATCTCAGCCTCTGGGAGTTCCGAGCGGCTGTGAGCGAGTACGCAAAAGCCCACGATCCGAAGGCTGAGAAAGCGCTCAGTTCGACCGAAGAAGACGTCCTCTGGCGTTGGATGACGGAGTAACGGCCATCGCTACCGATGTAGAAAGACTCGTCGTCTCCCTGGAGGCGAGCGCGAAGAAATTCGAGAACGCCATGAACCGGGCCGTTGGGGTGACGAACAACTCCATAAGCCGGGTGGAGCGGCGGACAGCGCAAGCGACGCAGCGCATCAACCAGACCTTCAGCCGGATGGGCACCACCCTGAAGGCGAGCATGGCCGGTATCTTCGCGGGGCTGTCCGTTCAGCAGGTGTCACAGTTTGCGGATAGCTTCACGAAGGTCCAGAACGCGCTCAAGGTCGCGGGCCTCGAAGGGCGGGAGCTTGCTCGCATCTATGAGCAGATTTTTGCCATCTCGCAGCGCCAGGCCGCTCCTCTTGAGGCGATGGCGACCCTCTACGGGCGCCTGAGCACGGCCCAGAACGAACTCAACGTCTCTGGAACCGAGATGCTGCGGTTCACCGAACTCGTAGGCATGGCGCTTAGAGCCCAGGGCACCAGCGCCCAGGAAGCTTCGGGCGCCCTCTTGCAACTGTCCCAGGCGCTCGGCGGCGGGAAAATTCAAGCGGAAGAGTATAACAGCCTTCTGGATGGCGCTCGGCCCCTCCTGCAGGCCGTCGCCGCGGGCATGGCTGAAGCAGGCGGATCGGTCGCAAAGCTCACGGCGCTCGTGAAAGACGGCAAGGTGTCGTCGGAAGCCTTCTTCCGTGCGGCTCTGGCCGGATATCCGCTGCTTGAGAAGCAATCCGCCTCTGCCGGGCTCACTATGGCCCAGAGCATGGGCAAGGCGCAGGACGCTCTCACGAACCTAGTAGGCAAGCTTGATCAGGCGCTTACAGCATCTAACAAAGCTTCGGGAGGGATGAATGGCTTTACGGAAGCCATCAACGGTATCGCGAACGCCGTCCCCGGCGCTATGGCGCAACTCGATAGCCTATATGAGAAGATGGCGAACATCGGTAATTCCGATATTTTCCGCCGCCTCAACGAGGGCTTAGAGAGCATAGGCCTCTCAGGGATGAACGGGGTCGAGAAGCTCAACCGCTTCGATCAGGTGTTTGGGGCCAAGGGGAACGCTGGCAGCATGGCAGGCTATAAGCCTGGTGCGCAGACATCCCCCGCGGCAACACCCGCAATCACGCCGATCCGAAACGCAGACTATGCCGTCCCCGGCACCGAGAAGGGCGGCGGCAAATCTTCCCGCGACCGCATCAACGAGTATCAACGCGAAATCGAAGCCATTCAACAGCGCACCCGTGCTCTCGATGCTGAGCAGCAGACCATCGGACTATCGGCTGGTGAGACAGCTAAGGCAGAGGCAGCCTTCCGCCTGCTTGAGGCTGCGAAGGAAGCCAACGTCGAAGTCACACCGGCACTGAGGGCTCAGATCGACAAACTCGCCGCAGCCTATGGTGAGGCCACGCAGAAGGTCGAAGAGGCACAGGCCGCTCAAGAGGCTGTTGCCGAAGCTGCAAGGGAGTTCGGTCAAACGCTCTCCGGTGCTTTTTCCGATGCAATCTTTGAAGGCGAGAAGCTCGACGAGATCGGGCGCAGGCTTGCCAAGACCTTCGGGGCACGCGCCCTCGACAATCTATTCGGGCTGCTCTTCGGCGGCACGGGGCGGGCTGGCGGAGGCCTCCTCGATGGGCTTCTAAAGGCTTTCATTCCCGGCAAGGCTGGGGGCGGCATGGTCAACGCGATGCAGCCTTACGAGGTAGGTGAGAACGGGCGTGAGTTGTTCGTGCCGACAACACCGGGCCGGATCGTCCCCCATGGGAAATATGGTGGGGGAGCTATGCAGGTGGTGGTTAACAACAACGCAGGAGCGCAAGTCTCAACCCGCCAGGTGCAGGGTCCGCGAGGCCCACGCCTTGAGGTGCAGATCGAGCAGATGCTTGGCGGCATGGTCGCGAACGGTGGTCTCGACAAGGCGCTCAAGCAGCGGTTTGGCGTCAACCCCATGGGTGGCCGCTGATGGCTCTTCCTGTCTGGCCTGCAACCCTGCCGCATAACCCGTCCTCGTTCAGTCTCGGCGAGCCTCACCGGGGAGTTCTTGAGAGCGAGATGGCGGGCGGCAACGTGCGTGCCCGGCGTCAGTTTACGACCGTGATCGGCGTCGTGGATATGACGCTGCGCATGACCACATCCGAGTTTCTGACCTTCAAGGCCTTCGTGCGTGATACGCTCTCGCATGGGGCCGCCGAGTTCACCATGCCGGTCTGGGATCTCACCGGGTGCCCGGCTCGCCGGGTCAGGCTCCGCAATAAAGGTCAGTATACGGCGGCCCGGACAGGCGCCCGCATTCTCGTGTCCTTCTCTCTCGATGTTTGGGATCTTTGATGCCCATCAGTGCAACCCAGGCTTGGGCCGAGGCGGCGGCCTCCGCGCCCAAGGATGAGGTCATGCTCATCACCATAGAGCTGATCCATCCGGCCTTTGTCGAGAACGGCGCTCCGGCTCCAATCCGAGCGGTGAGGAACACGGTCGACACAGCCTTTCGCCTCGAGGCAGAGGCTCCTATCGGGGGCGGCACGGTCGTCCCGTTCAAGGCCATTCCCTTTGAAATCGACTATCCCCGCATAGGCCAGCTTGGGGCCGAAGCCACGATCCGGCTCGACAACGTGAACCGGGAGGCCTCGCGCTATCTGGCGGAAGCCGTGAAGATCAACACGCCGATCACCGCCATTTTCCGCGGCTATCTGGCGAGCGATCCGAACACGGTCGGGCAGGGGCCTTACCGCCTGGTCCTGCGCAACGTGAAGCGCAGCGGCCGGCTGCTTGAGGGCTCGCTCTCCATCGCCAAGCCGCAGAACCTCCGGGTGCTGCGTGAGATTTACGATATGGTCCGCTTCCCAAGCCTCCTGGCGGTATCGTGATGTGGGACCTCTTACAGGATGCGACCTGCTGGAAGGGCTGGGCTTTCGGCGCCATCGCTACGATCTTCGGCGGCTTTTTGCGCGGTGGCATTAAGATCCTCGTTAACGCTCGGCTCCGGTCCAAAGGTACGGGGGTGCTCAATGACTGACCGTCTCGCGTTTCTCGAAAGCCTGATCGGCAATCCCTACAAGATCGGAGCACGTGGACCGGAGGCATTCGACTGCTACAGCCTTGCCCGCCACATCCAGACTCAGTTGGCAGGCGTGTCCATGCCTGATGTCGAGTTTGCCGAGCCCACGACCCGCGCACAAGCCGAGGCCATGCTCTCGCATCCCGAACGGCAGGCATGGGAGGAGGTGCCGGAAGGCGAGGCGAAGGATCTCGATCTCGTGCTGATGGGCAACGTCGCCAAGCGCGACTTCCATCTCGGCACCTACATCACCCTGACCACAGCCGGGGCGATCATTCACATCGACCGCAGCGCTGGCGTGGTCGTAGACGACATTCCGGCTCTCCGGGCTTCAGGCTATAACCATCTCAGGTTCTGGAGGCGGAAGAATGTCTGATCTTAAAACGGGCGAGCCTCTAACGGTCGGCCATCTCCTAGATGAACTCGCAAAGTATGAGCGCAACCGGGTTGTCGTGCTTGAACTAGACGGTGAGGAGCGCACCGTCATTGAGGCCCCACTCATCTGTCATATGAAGCATAGCCGCCAGGTATATGGCGAGGATCGCAACATTCTTTTGATCCGCATTGAGACTAGCGACCCCTAATCCATGAAACTCGCTATTGCCCATAATCTCTTGGTCTTCGACCCGGAGCGCGATGATCCGCGCGTGCAGGAGAGCGGCCTAGTGCTGCCGATTGCCGAATACCGGACCTGGAAGCGCAAGCCGACCATTGAGCAGGTTCTGGCTGAGACTGGCTGGCGCTTCGATTTGCCGACCGTCTGCAAGGTCAACGGCATCTATTATGGCCGCACCGAATGGGCGACCCACAAGCTCACGGCCAACGACAATGTGCAGTTCCTGTCTCGCCCGCTCGGCGGAGGGGCTGGGGGCGGCTCCACGGCCAAGAGCATCGGCGCCATCGTCGCGATGGTCGCCCTGACGGCCCTCGTCCCCTGGGCCATGGGCGCCATCGGTCTGACCGGCATGGCGGCCTCTATTGGCTCCTCTCTCCTGATTGCGGGCGGTGCGCTTGCCATCAGCCATTTCCTCAAGCCCAAGACAGGCGGCAAGACCGACGCCACAGACGAGCTCTATTCCTTCGGCTTCGGTGGCAACCAGGCCCGCCCCTTGCAGCCGATCCCGGTCGGCTATGGCCGCACCCTGTCATTCCCCGACTTCGCCGCGCCTCGCTATTCCGAATATAACGGCGATGCCATGACCGAGTACTCGCTGCTTTGTCTTGGCTGCGGGCGCTACGACATCGAGGAAGTCCGGATCTCCGACACGACCATCTGGACGAAGGCGGCCGGCTATAATCCGAGCTTCCCCGGCATCAGCCTGCAATTCGTGGAGCCGGGGCAGGACGTGACTCTCTTCCCGGTCAACGTCGTTACCGCCTCCGAGGTGACAGGGCTGGAACTGAGCCCGACGCCAACGGCAGGTTTTACCGCCAATGCCGCAACGACGCTCGCCCGCACCCTTCTGGTCGACTTCGTGTTCCCCGGGGGCGTCTATAACCTCTACAAGGGGGAGATCTATCCGACCGCGGTTCAGGTGGTCGTGGATGCCCGCCCGGTCAACGAGGCCGGGGCTCCCATCGGCGAGTGGTCGCAGATATTCACCAACATTTATCGCTTCGCCAAGCAGAGCCAGATCCGCGTTACTGAGCGCATTCCGGTCGCTCCGGCCCGGTATGAGGTCAGGGCCTGGCGCACGACCGAGAAGCTCGACGGCACTTCGTTCAACAACGGCAAGGTAACGGGCGCTGACAATGTGATCTGGTCAGCCCTGCGCGCGCATATCGACGGGCCGCAATCCTTCCCGCGCACGACGACGATCGCCGTCAGGGCCGAGGCGAACAGCGCCTTGCAGGGCGTCACGAACGGCCAGCTCGGCGTCATTGCAACCCGCATCATCCCGGTCTGGAACGGCGCGGCATTCGTCGATCAGCCCTCGCGCTCCATCGCCTGGGCGTCGCTCGATATCTGGCGCAACGGCGACTATGGCGCAGGCCTGCCCCTGACGCAGATCGACTTTCAAAGCTTTGTCGCCCATGACGCGCTCTGGACGAGCCTCGGGCATACCTTCGACCATGTGTTCAAGGAACCGCAGACGCTAGATGACGCGATTGAGACGATCCTTAAGGCGGGCAGGGCGGTTCCGGCTCCGGTCGGCGACCGCCTGACCATCGTCAAGGACGAGCCGCGGGGGCTGCCGCGCATGATGTTCACCGATTTCGACATCGTGCGCGATAGCCTCACCATCGATTACACGCTTGCCAATGACGATCTCGCGAACGGCATCATCGGCGAATACATCGACAGCACGACGCACAAGCTGGCCGAGGTCTCGTCGGCTCCGGATCGTGTGACCCTCGCCAAGCCCTCGCGCGTGCAGCTCGTCGGCGTGACCAAGCGCTCGCAGGCGTCTGGGCTCGTCCGCTTCATGGCAGGCGAGAACCAATTCCGGCGCATCATGGTCTCATGGACAGCCCGCGCCGAAGGGCGGTTGCTCAAGCGCGGCGATCTTGTTCTCTTGTCCTGCGAGGAGCCGGAGACGTGGGGGCAGTCGGCCGAGGTTGTCGGCTTCAATGCCACGTCCCGTCAGATCACCTTCGACCAGCCGCTCGATTGGGACACCAACGCCCTCAACCATTACATCGAAGTCCGCAGGCGGGACGGTCAGCCATGGGGGCCGGTGCGCGTCACGCGCGGGGCCTCCGACAAAATCGCTGTCGTCAATGCGACCGACATGGGCACGGAGGCAACCCGGCAGGGCATGAGCCTTGCCGATGCGATTGCCCGCTCCGATCTGGCGGATCGCCCGACTGCTGCCTTCTCGCCCGGTCAGCCGCGCACCTTCCGCGTGCTCATCACCGAGGGGACGCCTGACACGGACGGCGAACATATCACTCTATCCGGCGTCATGGACGACCCGGTCGTCTACGATGTGACGGAAACCGGCGTCACGCCGCTGCCGTCGATCCCTGACGTGTTCTCGCGGTCGATCCCTCTGGTGATCGGGCTCGGCGCCCAGATTTACCAGCGCGGCTTGACCCTCGTCCTTCAGGCGGGCTGGCAACCGGCGCGCGGGGCCGTGACCTATCGCGCCGATGTCTCCTATGACAACGGCCAGACATGGGTGCGCGCCTACGAGGGCGAACAGACCACATTCGAGGCGATTGTCGGCAGCGCCCAGGTCGTGCGGCTGCGGGTGGCAGGCGTGACTGCGAGCAACGTGGTCGGCGCCTTCTCCATCGTCGAGATCAACGCTCCGCCGCTGGTGCTCGACAACTCGTTCTTCATCATGAAGATCCGGCCCGACGACCTGACGCCGCAGATCCAGCGGCGGCTGGACACGCTCGATCTGCTTCAGGTCACGGCGGATCTTGCGACCGAGGGCGTGGTGCTTGCCGAAGAGGCCAACGAACAGGGCAGGGCAGCCGTCAAACAGGTGACGGCGGTTGGAGTCGATGTCGAAAGGGCCTTCGCCGTCTTCGGGACGGAGGTGCTCGCTGAGTTCGACAATACCGGAGCGACCGTCTCAGACAATCTGGAGACGCTTGCAACTTCCAATGGGGCGATTGCGCAATCCACCAACGAGGTCAAGGCGCGGCTCGACAACGTCAACAACACTGGGCAGACGCTCGAGGCCTCTGTCACGACGCAATCGACGGCCATCGCTAATATCCAGACGGGACTTCAGGCCTCCTACACGGTCAAACTGACGGCGGGCGATCGTTTCTCGGGTTTCCAGCTGGTGCAGACGGACGGCACGACCGGCTCCATCGCCTCCGAGTTCAAGATCGCCGCCGACAAGTTCCTGATCTTCGCTCCCGGCTATACCGATCAGGCGGTCTTCGGCGTCGGCACCCGCAACGGCGTGGCCCGCGTGACCATGCGCGGCGACTTCATCGCGGACGGTTCGGTCAATGCCAACCAGATCAACGTCCTCAACCTCTCGGCACTGTCCGCGAATATGGGCACCGTGACTGCGGGGGTGATCCAATCGAGCAACGGCAAAATGGTCATCAACCTGAACGCCAACAGCATCACGATTGCGGACTGATCATGCCGAACTGCGTCCAGCTAGGATCACACCCCCAGACAACCGGTACCGGGATCTATGCCAGCGTTCCGGGCCAGGACGTGCTGGGCCTCAACCCGGATAACCCTTCGCATTATCCCTACTTCGCCCTCAACACGAAGATGGGGCGCATGGCGAACGTCATTCAGGCGGGTGTGTGCATGCAGGATGAGTATGTCAACCATCCTCAGATCGGCGGCGGCTCTATCCCCCTGGTGATCTTCCAGCGCGTTCTGGCGAATGGCGGGTTTGATCCGCATGAGATCGCCCGCTTCCTAAATACGCCGGTCAACTCGACGGTTGTGGAGAACCTGTCCCGGTGGCGCATCGAGCAGACCGCCTGGTCCTTTGCCGTTCGCGTCAACACCCGCCGCCTCTCGGATCCGATCACCGGGGCATACTTCCGCTATACCGTTTTGAACCAGGCGATCAACTGATGTCGGTCTACATCACAACGAGCACGATCAAGGTCGCCGCGCCAGGGATCAATGCCGCGACGGCCGGCGAGAAGGATCTCGTTCTCTCCATCGGCCAGAGAACCGGGCAACTGCTTCAGCGTGGGATCTTCCCTTTGACGCAAGAATCAGCCGGTGGGGCCAGCGGCTCGGCGGCCATCGGGCCGTTCAGCCAGGCCCCCGAACTGATTGGTTATGCCCGCAGCACGGACGGTTATGCCCATTACCCGCCCTGCATCGTGTTCAGCAATACGGCCTTGAGCGGTCCTCCGCAGCTGGCAGAGACATTTGTTTGCACGGCCATGACGCTGACCAATAGCGGCATCAGCGTCGAAGGCTTCGCGCGCACGAATGTCGGCGCCCCGCAGGCCGATGCCTTCGCCTATGTGATCTACCGCAAGCCGAACCGGGGCTAGGCATGTTTATCGAGTTTGCCCGCAGCGACGATCCCTTCCGTGTGCAGTCCGGGGCGGCTCATGTCTCCGACGACATCGACCCTCGGGTCTTGTTCTCCTCGCGGTGGCCGGGGGCCTTTGCCGAACTGCTGACCGTGCCTTTCTCGGTTGGCGCGTCCGAGATCAGCGGCGTCGTAGCTTACGGCAGAGCCTATTCCTCCATCCCGCTCGTCCTCGGGGCCGTTCAGGTGAGCGGCGGCGGCGTCTTCTATCCCTATGCCTACACCTACGGGCAAGCAGTTGGCACTCAGGGCAACTGGTCGGTGGTCAACGACTTCGTGAAGCTGGAGGCGACGACCGTAAACGTGCGGTTCCGTCTCTGCTCGCAGGACGGCGCTCCCTATGGCGGAACTCTCAAGATCTGGGTGATTGGATGATTGTAACCTACGACCTGGCCAGTGGTCGCATTACCGGCGCGCACGAGATCCATGGCGACGAGGATGCCTATATCGCGCAACTGGCGCAGTACGGGCAGGGCGGGCTTCGGCTCGGCATCGATGGCAACGTGTTCTATGTGAAGGACGGCGCCCTTGTGCCGCGACCGGATGCGGGGATCGCCCTCGACGAGAGCGTGACCCTGACAGGCGTGCGCAAGGGCGCCAGGGTGGGGATTATCGGCCCGGTGACGCAGGAAGCCACAGGCACGGGCCGGGACATCGTGCTCTCATTTGCACTCCCCGGCGTCTACGAGTTCCAGATTGACGCCTTCCCCGATCGTGATGCCATCCTGCGCGTGAGTGTGACCGCATGAAGCTGTTCATCGCCCCTCCGATTGACGACCTGAAGCAGATCGCGCTCGACGCCGTGGACGCATGGGCGGCGGCACAGCGGGCAAGGCCTGCGGCACAGGCTTCTATGGATGCCTTCAAGCTGACGGAGGCCGACAAGGTTCTCGCCGGCGGCTCATCACGGCTGATCGAGGAAGAGGCCGATATCCACGGTATCTCACCGAAGGCGCAGGCGGAAGCGGTTGTTGCGGCGGCTTCTGCGACGGTCGATCTTGAGCTCGCGCGTGTGGTGGCCAAGGCAGCCATTCGCAAAGCCAGGAAGCACACCGAGGTCATGAAGATCCTCCAAGAGCGCGATATCCGCCTCAACACCGGGCCGCAACTCGGCCTCTAGGCCTCCCGACAAACCACGCCTACCCAAGCCGGTTGCACGCGCAGCCGGGAGCGAGCGCACGCATGGAACCCATCGACTTCTTCTATTCTGACGGCACGATCACGCTGACGAACAGCTCGGACATTGCCACCGGCACGTTCACAGCCTGGGACCCCGCCGTCTTGCCGTACGACATCCTGTTCGCCAATGACGGGCAGGGCGGGGCCTCGGTTGTGGCAGAGGTCATCTCGACGACCGAGATGCGGTTGGCCAAGGCCTGGTCAGGGCCGACGCTGACGGGTGTGCCTTACTTCATCCTGCGCTGGATCAAGCACACGGACCCACGCATCTATGGTGTGCGGGTCTCGGACTACCTGACACGGCTGAAGGCCATTCCCGACAACCTTGAGGAGACGGCCACGCAAGTCAGCCAGGATCGGCAAGCGGTTGACGCTTCCCTTGTTACTTTGCAGCAGGTCAATGCGGAAGTTGATGCCGATCGTCTGGCAGTCGCAGCCGATAAGCAAGACATCCAGCAGATCAGCCTTTCGGTTTCGAACGATGCCGCAGCTGCTGCCGCAAGTGCTGCCGAGGCGGCCTCTTACGCCCCACTCGCCGCCCAGGATGACCTCGGCTTTCTCACTGATGCCCCTACAGACCAAGACGATTACGGGATGGTAAGCTAATGTCAAAACAGGTTCAGTTCAGGCGCGGGACAACCGCGCAGCATGCAGCTTTTACGGGCGCAGTTGGTGAGATCACCGTTGACACCACAAAGAAGACCGCTGTCGTCCATGATGGGGCAACCGCTGGCGGGCTTCCCCTGTCTCGTGACGACCACAGACACGAGAGCCTATCTGGTGGCATTCGGGGGCTGCTTCTAGCGAACAACACAACCGACACGCTCAATGATATTGATATCGCCGTTGGGGCCGCTCGAGACAGCACCAACACGCTCGACCTTGTTCTGCCGTCAGGCATAACCAAGCGGCTTGACGCGGCTTGGATCGCGGGAACAGGGAACGGCGGTCTTGATACGGGAGCCAAGGCGGCCAGCACCGGCTATCATGTCTATTTGATCCGCCGTGCGTCTGACGGTGCAATTGATGCCCTGTTCTCGACATCGGCCACAAACCCGGCCATGCCAACCGGCTGGACGCATCGCCGCCGCATCGGTTCGATTACAACGGACGTGGACGGTAATATTCGCCCCTTCCACCAGACAGGTGGCTGGTTTCGCTACAAAGGAGAGCCCCCGCGCGACTCGGTCAATCAGGTTCTGAGCGCCCCATTTCTTCAGGCGCTGAGCCTTCCGAGCGGGATTAAGTATGAGGTTCTCCTTGCGTGTGTGACCTCCGAGGCAAGCTCACTGGGAGGGTGGGTTCAGATCCGCGATCCTGATCTCGGCGCGCCAGTGACTACGAGCAACGGCATGGGCGCTTATTACAGGTTTAGCGGAACGAGCCTTCAAGGCTTCAGCTATCGAGTTCATACGAATGCCTCCCGTCAGATCTATATCGCGGACAGGCAGACCACAGCGACCCTGTCAGTCTACACGCAGGCCTATTTCGATCACCGAGACGAGTACCTGTAATGAAGGTGTTTGACGTTGCCTTTACAGGAACCAGCTTGACGACGGGCCGCTATACTCGAGATTGGAAAATGGAAGCTCAGGCGAGGTTGCAAGAGCAGGCTCCCACAGAGGTCCGCTTCTATGATCTCGGGGAGGCTGCCAGGGCATCCAATTGGGGGCTGACGAATATCAGTCAAGTCGTCGCCACGCGTCCCCAGGTTGCTGTGATCGAGTTCGCAATCAACGACGCCTATACATCGTTCAACATTTCGCTCGCACAGAGCCGAACGAATACGGAGGGCATGATCAATGCAATCCGGTCGGGGAGCCCCGGAACCCGGATCTTCATTATGACTATGAACCCGGTTCTCACGAGCGACCGCCCCAACCTTGCAGACTACTATGCGCAGTATCGGCAGATCTCCGTCGATAATGGGGTAGGATTGGTTGACAACTATCCGGACTGGGGTACTGCAACGGTGGGCGAGATCCCGGACAACGTGCATCCGAACATTGAGGGGCTGCGACGGGTTTTGATCCCAAATGTTGTCAAGACGTTGAAGCCGCTCATCGCGACGATGTAAGAAACCTTGAGGACGCCTTTACCTTACGGTAGGCTGCCGAAATGGATCACCAGACATATCTCCTTCTCAGGAAGTTACAGGCCAACAACGGCAAACTTCTGGTCCGCGAGACAGAGGTGGACAAATACTTTGATCCCGTCGCGGTGGACCGGGCGTCCCGCTTCAAGCTGATTACCTTCGTCAGCAACGGCGGGTTCGGAGCCCATGAGGGATATGAACTGACCCGCAAGGGCTGGATGGAATTGGGACTCGAGCCTCCTCCTTCTTTAGTCCAGCGGCTCTGGCGGCTCTTCCGTCGAACCTCCTAAGCTTCTCTTTGTAACGACGATGTAGGCCGCCTTCGGGGCGGCTTTTTCTTTACCCACATCACGAGGACATCATGACCATCAACCGCGCCGCATTTTTTGCGGCTGTGCGGTCGTCGCTCTTTGGCGGCCGTTTGAATGGGGGCCAGGTGCAGGGGCTCGACGCCCTGCTCGATACGGCGCCGGCTGAAATGCCGCTAGAGCATCTGGCCTACTGCCTCGCCACGGCCTTCCACGAAACCAACGAGACGATGCAGCCGGTTGTCGAGAACCTAAACTATACCACGGCGGCGCGCATCCGGGCGGTATGGCCGACGCGCTTCCCGACCGAGGCCAGCGCCAAGCCCTTCGTCAAGAACCCTCAAAAGTTGGCCAATAAAGTCTATGGCGGGCGCATGGGCAACACTGGAGCCAATGACGGCTGGACCTATCGCGGGCGCGGTTTTGTCCAGATCACCGGCAAGGACAATTACGAACGGGCTGGCAAGAAGCTCCTGACCGATCTGGTCAAAAGCCCGGAGCTCGCCACGCACTGCGGAACTGCGGCCTCCATCCTTTACGCAGGAATGGCTGAGGGCTGGTTTACCGGCAAGAAGCTCTCCGACTATTTCAGACACGGCCTGACGGACCCCTACAACGCGCGACGGATCGTCAACGGGCTCGACCGAGCCTCTGATATCGCCGGTTACTATCACAAGTTCCTCGCTGCCCTTGAGGCGGCGAAGGTGGCAGGCCCGTCCGTCGTTCCTCCGCCTCCCGACATCGAGCCGATCGCACCCATCCCGCAACCGACGAACGCAGCTGCGGCCGCCCTTGTTGGCGGACTCGTCGCCGCAGTGGTTGCCATTGCCGCTTATCTCGGCCTCGGCCTTGACGCCCTCAAAGCCATGATCCCATAGGAGCACAAGCCATGTTGCAGCTTATCATCCCGGCAGTTGTCGGAGCCGTTACCGATGCGATCATTAAGGAAAGCAGGCGCCCCGAGGTGCCGATCGAGCCAAAGGACGCTTCCCGCGTGGCGGCGGCTGTGACCCGGGAAGTGCAGGAGAACCCGCGTCTTCTTGAGATCGAGCAACGCCTCGTCCATCAAACGAACAATGAGCCTTGGTATCAGAGCCGTGTGACTTGGGGCGCGATCATCGCAGGCGCTTCTCCGCTTGTCGCATCACTCCTCGGGCGGGAGGCTTTCTCGCATGAGGAGCAAATGCTCGCCACGGCAGTCATGGCGAGCCTCGGCTCTGCGGTCGGTGCGGGCATCGTGCTCTACGGTCGATGGAAGGCCCGTAAGCCGCTGGGAGTTTAAGGGATGGGTGGAGCCGCAAGCCTACAAGATACAGCCGTGACCCTTGGCGGGCTTCTCTTCCTCCTCGGGGGGCTCTTCACCGTCCTTAAAGCTCGCGACTGGCTCGATGCCAAGATGAAAGCCGAGGCTGATGCTGCCTGCCGTGAGGCGAGAGAGGCAATGGCATTGGCCAATGCGGCTCATGAGAAAGTTGCTCTGCTCCAGGCAGCTTTGACAGCCTACCGCGAGACGCAGGCTGAGCGGCTTGTCTCTAGGGAGGTCCTGCGAGAGGTTGAGGATCGGCTAACCGGCGCGATAGATCGCCTAGGGGATCGCTTCGATACTCTCCTGCGGGAGGTTATCAAGCATCGGAAAGAATAG